GATTCTGCTTTTTTATCTAAGCCTATTCTAATAGGCGCTGGGAATAATTACAATTCTGTTGTTGTTTCTCAAATATCTATACCTAAATCATGGTATAATGTCCCTTTAAAATTTAATCATTTCTTTCTTGTTGAAAATGCTACAACAACCACGATTTCTTTACCTATTGGTAATTATAATCGTAACAATCTTGCCACAGTTTTATCTTCTCTTTTGACTTCTTCCTCCACTATTGGAAAAACATATACTCTAACTTATTCAAATAGTAGTATTGAAGCTGATACTGGTAAATATACCTTTTCTTATACTCCATTTAATCTTGGTGATTCAATTTCGATAGGAGTTGATAATAAAAGCATGTTCCAACAACTAGGTTTCAATATGTCTTCTACTAATGCTTTTAACGATGTTACTGGTTCATTAGTTTCTTCTAATGTCATCAATTTCCAAATTATTAATAGTATTTTTATTACTTCTGATATGTGCGTTGAAGAAGGGACCCTACAAGAGCTTCATAATATTGCATTAAGTCAGAATAACTCCTATATATTTTTTCAACAATATAATATGGATTTGACGTCTAAACAACTTCTTACGAACAGAAATAATTCTTGGACTTTTAGTCTGATAGACGAGTTTGAGAGAGCTATTGATTTAAATGGTGTCCCGTGGGAGATGTCATTGATACTATACTCAAGGTCCGATACTCATCAATTACAAAAAGAAGAAATGAAAATCAAAAATTTAGAGACTTTATTAGAAAATGAATTAAGAATAAAAAACCTCTAAATAAAAATGACTATCACAAAATTATTAATCTCAAATGATAATGATTTATCAAGCGTTTCTCTTCCTGTTCTATATCTTAAAAAATTAAATGTAATGCTAAAAAATATTTTAGATTTCTTTCATGAAAACAATATATTCTATTGGGCTGACGGTGGAACACTGCTAGGCTGTGTACGAGACAACAAACATATTATATACGATGATGATGAAGATTTAGGTATGAACGAGTTTAATTTCTTTCAATTCAAAAAAATTACAGGCTTAATTACAGAAAAATACGGTTATGAGATTAGAGTTCAACCTGATAATGTCATTAAAATCGTTGATAACACTAACTGTTATGTTAGAGATACCATTCACGGTTCCACTGAACCACGATTAGCTTGTATTGATATTTTCCTCTATATCTTGAAAGATAAAAAGCTCATTTTGAGTAATCCAGAAAATAGACGATTGTTTAAAGGCGCCGAGTATAATAAATTAGATTTATTTCCATTAAAAGAATATCGTTATAATGATTTGAAAATAATGGCCGCTAATAATCCAATTGTATATTTAAAAAATTATTATGGTAATTGGGAAGAAAGAATTGTTTATCTTTATTTATAATAAAATGTATAAGATTACTAAATATTCGTTTGATAAAGCGAAACTTATTGGCGTTCAAATTAAACCCAGTATCGTTAGAAATAAAAAGATTGACGTATATATCGGTTCTAAAAAAATAACTACTATAGGAGATTCTAGATATAGCGATTTTGCAACTACTCAAAATAAAGAACAACGGAGATTATATAGAATTAGACATGCGAAAAATATCGCTATTAAAGGGAGTCGTGGTTGGTATGCTTCTGAAATACTTTGGTAAAAAAGCTTCCAAATACATATTTAAAGAAATAGTTTTAAAAAATGGATTTTTAAAACAATTAGTTTTAAAAATTTATTACATTAGGTCGGATGGTGTTGTATTAGTATTAACTCGTTCATTCTTGTATTCGTTTTCATAATCACTTTGAATTTCTTCATTTATATCATCATAAAACTCAACTAAATCATAGTTGAGTTTTAGATATACTTTAAAGCCTGCGTTTATACTTATTTTATCAAGTATAAAACCCTGTGTTCTTGATTTTTTATTTACGAAAAATTTAAGGGTTTTGTCTAATGCTGATATTTCAGACTGTGTATAATAAAATCTTTCTATCTGATGTAAATTTATAAGTTCTAGTTGTTTCAAGAAGGTTAAACGTTTTACATTTTTCAGTTTTTGTTCAGAACAATAATCAACATACTGTTTAAATAGGTCTGAAGTTTGAATTTTAATAGTTTCCATGTTGTCTTTGTCTTCAAAAATATATCTAATAAATTGTAGGGAGTTAGGCATACTGTTTATTTTCTGATTGTTTTTAATATCAGTTTCAGGTGTATACATTATGTTAAAATTAGAAATATCACGATATACGAAGAATGAAAAAGCACTCTTGATATTATCAAGATTGTCCATCCATCCTAATAACGGTTCAAAGTATTCTTTTTTATTTGCAAATTCACTATTACATTTTATCATGATGTTTCTACGGTCACTCGGTTCAATATTTAAAGTGTTTTCAAACTGGGTAAATGCTAAATATCTACTATAATGTGGTATTACAATAGCATCTTTACCTTTAAACTCTATCCTAACAGTTTCACGTGTTATAATTCCTTTTAACTTGTTATGTTTAGAAAACATAGTCCCGCTATCCGATAATTCGTTTAATACTGTAAGTAATAACCCATTTTGTTCGGCGTTGAAATCATTAAACAAATTATCAGGATTATCAAAAATAGCGAAGTATTGCGAACCTATCATCATGCGTAAAAAGTTTGAGAATATGTTTTTTCCAACACCTTGCTCACTTATGAATGTTATTAATTTACCAGGAACTCTTGCTGGGTTCTGAAACATATCTGCTATGAAGTCTAATACATAATTTAACATACTTTCGTTTCCATTACATAGGATATTTACATGGTTATACATTAAGCTATCTTTAAAGGTATTTGTATGTTCTTCAAAAAAGATATTATCCTCGGTCAGTTCAAATTTTTCAAACAGGTTATAATAATTATCTTCTATGGGTTCTCCAAACAAGTAGGGCTCAAATTTATAACCATTATAAACTTGTAGTCCATTAGAACTTAACAGTTTATGAAATATATCGTAGATTTGTATTTTGATTATGTTTTTTTTTGAAGCTTCTGGTTTTATATCAGATTGATAAGCTAAACATTTTAAATTTTCAGGGGTGTTTAAAATGAATGTGTGTTTAAGTTTTAGCCATAAACTCAAACTTTTCAGTGATACGTTTTGAGTAAGAACTGCTCTTTTAATTTTAGAGCATCCGACGTTTTCAAGTTTTATATCTTTAATACAAAAATTAGGTGTCTTGCACGAGTTCTGTATTTCAAATATGGTTCGTTTAAATAATTCTACTAAATCGTAAGGGTTTATTGATTTATCTACGCATTTATTCCAATCACTAAAATTATCCATGTTTATACATTCACTCACTTTTACTGTTTGTAATATAAAACTATCTATATCAAATGGTGGCTCTTTATTTTTTTCTTTTTTTTCTTTAATATATTTCTCAATATCTAAACCATTCTTCATCGGCTTTTCTATCAAGTCCAAACCAAAATCGGCTTTTTGTAAAATGAAATTTTCCATATTTCTTAAGAATAATTCGTCTTTAGTTTTTTCTGAATTTTCAATAGTCATCCCATCAAACACTAAAGACGAAATGTATACACTGTTCATATCACAATACTCTTTCATCAAAAGTAATAAATTATTTTCAATTTTACAATAGATGCTGTTTATAACTTTACCACGAATATTAAAATTACCTTTAGTCTTTTCTATGTTTTTCACTATTTTAGGATTGATATCATAAACTTTATTTAATATTTCTTCCATGTTCTCTATGTATTTCATTAACCATTCTGGAACTACTACGTCTTTATCAATTAATGGATTATCTCCATTGATTATTGTTAAACATATTGTTTTACCATCGATTCCTAACCTGTTTAACTCTTCTACACATACTTCTCTGTTTTTTACATAATAGCTGATATGCTCACAGTTGATACATAATCTATTACAATACCATTCTAATATTTTAACATGACAATTTTTTATATCAATATCTAAATATAAATCATGAATCAATGTATGACGAATTACCTTACTGACTCCTTGTAAAGAATGTGGTCCATATAATCTTCCTTCTTTTTTATTCTTGGTGAATTTATAGATTATAGGAATGTTTTTTTCTTTGTTAACACGCATGTTATTTAAAATTGTCAGGATTTCATCATGGGATTTATCTTTTGAAAATATTTGACTTTTTAAATTTTCAAAGTTTTCTATTATGGTTATCAATCTCTCTATATCATATTTTTCGTTAATACGAATCGAAAAATTACGGTCATATGTTTTTTCAAACAGATAGTTATTAATATTACCGAGTGACATTTTTTGTTTATTTTATAATTTCAAAAATATATTATTCAGTTTTTTATTTTCTTTTTTTTTGGTTTAAAGATATTTGGATTTTGGGGATTTTTATGATTATGACACAAATACATTTTTGACGATTTTTTAAATGGTTTTTGAAAAATATTTTAAAATCATAATTATTTGGATTTTGGATTTTGGATATTTGGATTTTTATGATTATGACACAAATACGTTTATGACGATTTTTAAAATGGTTTTTGAAAAATATTTTAAAATCATAATTATTTGGATTTTGGATTTTGGATATTTGGATGATGTGAGTGTATTACGATGCGATGCATAAGAATCTGATATTTATGATTATGACATAAATACGTTTATGACGATTTTTAAAATGGTTTTTGAAAAATATTTTAAAATCATAATTATTTGGAATTTGGAGTTTGGATATTTGGATGATGTGAGTGTATTACGATGCGATGCATATGATTATCCATTATCCATAATCCATATATATATACTTTTACAAACTTTTAGAAATAGAGTATATATAGAATAATTGGAGTCTATAAGAATAATATGCTTCGCAACACCATACTCTCTCATATATAAACATTTATGATTATGACATAAATCCATTTATTACGATTTTTAAAAATGGTTTTTGAAAGATATTTTAAAAATCATGATATTTGGAATTTGGAGTTTGGATATTTGGATGATGTGAGTGTATTACGATGCGAAGCATATGATGTTGCGATGCATATGGTGTTGCGATGCATATGGTGTTATAATCCATTTATCCATTATTCATTGTGTTTTTGAAAGATATTTTAAAATCATAATTATTTGGAATTTGGATATTTGGATTTTTATGATTATATATATATGAGTGTATTACGATGCGAAGCATATGGTGTTGCGATGCATATGATTATCCTTTATCCATTATCCATATAAATATACTTTTACAAACTTTTAGAAATAGAGTATATATAGAATAATTGGAGTCTTTAGTTTATATATGAGAGAGTATGGTGTTGCGAAGCATAAGCTGGTGTATTACGATGCGATGCATATCCATTATCCATATCTATATATATATTACTTTTAAAAACTTTTAGAAATAGAGTATATATAGATTAATTGGAGTCTATAAGAATAATATGCTTCGCAACACCATACTCTCTCATATATAAACTAAAGAC